CATAAGATACTATGCACAGAAGTGCCTGTAGGTTGATCAAAATCATACTCATACACGCCTGAAATAGTAGTAATCGGATCTAAGTCTTGCACATAAGCTTTGGTTTTTTCACAAAACTCAATAGTAGCTGCGCGCAAGTTAGACTCTACTACTGAGTCCGGGCAACCCGGGACATAAGGTAGTATTTCTCTTACAAGTGACTCATATGACGCCATTTATTACCCTGTTGCTGACGGAAGCGGCTGTGGGGGTGCCGCTGCTGTACTCATTTGGTCTTGGTTAGGGCTAACATTAAATTGTGCTTGCCCTCCAGCACCTAAACTACCAGCAAATAACTGATAATGAGTCCCAGCTCTTTGTTGATTACCCGCATACTCTGCATCTTTTAAGTAACACCTAAATAATACATAGTCGATAATTGCATTCGCAAAAACATCGTCCACTGCAATAGTAGCACTTGTGTTAGCTAAATCGGTCGGTGCTCCAGAGTAAACAATCTCTAGGAAAGTACTTGTAGTAGATGCCCCTGGGTAAACATAAAATGCCCTAGGGTCATCTTCATCAAAAATGTAGTGTTTTACTGTAGTAGTATGCGCTGCGTCTCCAGAAACCGTTGGATCATGCCAATTAGGTTCCTGTGTGTTTAATATGTCTGCGTCAACCAGTCTTACTGCTCTTTTACCTGTAGCACTTCCACTAGCTGCGGACATATTCCTTGTAACTTTAATAAGCCTAAGACCACCTGTAGGTAGTGACTGTTTAGTCCCAACTACACACGCCATGTTAGCAGTAGTTGCCGTAGACTCGGGTCGAAGATTACAAACTTCTCTTTGTGCGTCATTAATATATCGTAGCAACTCCGCTTCTGGCCAACGAATGCTCGTTGTGTCCTGAAGGATGTCTTGTATACGAGATATTAAATTGGCTCCTGTTAATGTACCGGCCATAATTTTACCTCGTTAATTACTCAGCTTTTTCTTCTTCCCCTGCTTCTTCTTCTTGTACGTAAGCTTCGTTTACGTCTGGCGTGCTAGGATCGTCGGCTACGTAATGCCCATCCTCGTTCCTAGCTCTTGTCTTTTTTGCAGTAGTTTTAGCTTTCGCTTTTTTAGCTTTCGGTGCTGCTTTAACTGGCTCTTTAACTTCAACTGCGCCTTGCTGTTGAGCTTGAAGCCCTAAGTCATCACCTACTTCGCGTTCTTCACCTGCTTTTAAAAAGATAGATGCGCCCCAAGTAGTAGTAACATGGAGATCTGTTTCTGATTTAATTTTCACTTTTTTCTCCTAAAAAAGAGTATTAATAAAAGCGAGTAGCCCCGAAGGGCTACCCACAACCTGTGCTCTAGTAAGCAACATCCAACCTTACGATACCAAAGTCTTCATTCTGACTTGAGACGTCTGAATAATAAACTGGTTTCTTAAAGCCAAAAATCTTACCAATAGAGATACCATTCTGGTTTCCATAGTCGAAAGTATCTTCGACAATTTCTGGAAGACCGATATCAGCCATCGCAAGCCCTTGCGCTCCAACAAATAGGCATGAAGAACCATCAACATCAGCATCGGCCCCCCACTTGTATCCGTTAGAACCAGCATTACTAGAAGTTCCTGAAGTCGCGCCACTTGTATTAAACACGTGTCTGAATTCATGAACCATAATGCCGTCAACCATTAAGCTTGAAGAACCTGAGAACAATTCGTTACTAGGTCCTCTTACTCCAGCATTCCTAACGTTAGCTAAGAAGTCTGAATCAAGTTTAAGGTCAGCCATTACCTGAGGTGATACAAACAAGTGGTATACCTCTTCGTTTCCTGCGCCTCTTAAGCCTCTGATGTAATTATCTTTGGCATAAGCTTTAAGCTGAACGATAGCTTTATAATTTAAGGAGTCAGCTGCTGCTACTGCAGTAACGTCTCCTGTTGTTATAGCGCTAGTTCCAGCATCCCACCTTCTATGTCTACTAGAAGTAGGAGCAGATACGTCGCCAGAGAATGCAAGATCACTAAGATTTTGACCTGAACCCAGGGTATTTCTTAATGCGCCGTTATTCTTAACGCCGTATGAAACACCAGCCATCGTTAAAAACGCTAACTGGTCGATACGATCTGCCATTGCATAAGCAAGTGCATCTCTTGAGTGCTCACGGAAGTTGACAACCGATTTTTGATCAGCAAGCCTACCAGCTAGTCTGTTTGCAAATCTTAATTGATCTAGTTGAACAACGATGTCGTACGCTCTTAATGCTTCCTCATTACCTTCGAGAGTGTTGTCTCCAACGATACCGTCACCTGTCATGTCGGCAAGAAGAGTAATTACTGCTCTTGCGCCTTTTTCAGATTGGGTAAGTTCAGATATTCTCTGAACCATAGCGTTAGGTCCACTACCCGCAAATTGGTTAATGAAGGACATATTTCGAGCAACACGCCAGAAATCACGTGACCAGATAGTAAGCTGTTCGCTGGTCAGTGCGCTAAAATTAGTATTAGCCATTTATATACTCCAATTTAAGTTAAAAACTAACCGACTTTTGGGGCGATATTTACCCGTATACCCTTTATCGTTGGGGCTACGACATCGTATTTTTTACAAGAACGACCTTGACCAGATTAACGCCGTGGTAGGCGAATACGTTTTTTATCCTATACGACTAGGGTTAGATATCGTTCTAACGGACGAAGTTATATAACATCGTATCACACTTTTACCCAAAGTCACCACGCATTCGTCTTAGTGTATCTTCAGGTAAGGCACCAAACTCGTCATCAGAAAGTACATTTACATCTGCGACACCTTTACGTTTGGATGTGCTTTCCCCTTTCATCTTTGGGGGTTGTGATTGCGAAGCCTGTAATTTCTTTTTAACCGCTGTCTTTTTCCTTTTTTCTACAACAGCTTTATTTTGTTCGCTAGTTTGTACAGCAGCTACTTCATCAGACCCTTGTAGCAAGTCTGGGTGTTTAGCGGCCAATGTGTATTCGGTTGCTTTAGCTAAAGAATCTGCCGGTTCATACCCTTGTACAATAAATGCGTCTCTAAGCTCCATTACTTCCGTAGCTAACTCTTTACTAAAATCTGCATGGTTTTCATTTAATACAGGAAAAGTTTCTTCAATCTCCGCTGCTTTAGCTTGCAGTTCTTGAGCCGCTTGAGATTGTTGTACAGTCTGACCCATCTGTTGTTGTACTTCGAACATCATCTGGTCTTTTTCAGCTGCGCGGATTTCATTACGAAGTTGAACAGCTTTATTAGACTCACCATCTAAAATTAGCTGTTGGTACTCTTGCTCTTTAATATCAAAGTCATATTGCGGAGCTTCCGCTTGTGCTTCTGCTTCTTTCTGCTGTATATCTTCTAGCTGCTTTTGCATTTTTTTGTTCTTAGCTAAGACCTCATCTAATCTAGATTTAGGGACCATTGGCGATTTTTCAGGCGCTTGTGGTTTCTCTATTTCTTCTTCTTCAACAATATTGGTTGGGTCGTCAGGGGTTTCCTCTTCTTCAGGTTCTCCTGGTACTTCAACCTCATCTTGATCCTCTGTGTCTTCGGTGTCGTCGGCATCTTCTTCCTCCACTTCTTCTACAACTTCTTCTTCAGTAGGGAATTCGACTTCCTCTTCTACTTCTTCTACTTCTTCTGTTTCAGGCGTTTCTTCCTCTACGACATCTTCTGTAGGAGCTTCCTCATCAAAGTTAAGATCTACTTCAAATGATTTTGCTTCTTCCTCAGTTATAGGGTCTGCTCCTGGCATACCATCCATAACAATATCTACATCACTATTACTTTTTTTATCCTCAGCCATTATTACCTCCTGTAGGTTTCATAGCAGCAACGGCTATTTTTGATGCTGCCTGGGTTTCACTTTGACCAGTTCTAACCTGATTAGTCATCTCCGATAACCTTTCACGTAGAGCCAATTCTTCTCTCTTAGTCTGAATCTTACTTTGCATATCAGCCAGTTTAAGCTGTTGGTCACCTGCTGTGCCTTCTGCTTTAGCTTGATTAAGCATCGCTTCAGATTGAAGTCTTTGTACTTCAGCTTCCATTTGAGCAATCTCGAGTTGAGTTTTCCTAATTTCAGCTTCAGCCTGGAACTGCATAAGCTGTGCTTGTTCTTCACTTGGTGGTTCTTGACCTTGCATTTGACGTATTCTCTGAGCAATTTCGCCCTTACGCGCAAGGTGTGAGTATTCTACAATCATATCGTCTGGTATAGGTACGCCAGCTTGACGTAATGCAATAGCTTCTGCAAACTGAATTTCTTCGAAATTATCTCTAGCAGGAGCAGTTCCTACAACAACGTCATACTCTCCAAGAGTTAAGTCATTAATAATCATACCTTCTGTAGTTATCTCATTAACCTTCATGGGCTGACGACGTTTTAATGGGTCTGTTTCATCTGTAATTTGTATTAGACGCTCTTCCGTATAGTAAGCTTGTACTAAATTTAATACTTTTTCTGCTAAATACTGTCTAGTCTTAGTTAAATTATCGAGTGGTACCTGAATCATCATAGCACCACGGTTTTGTTTAGCCTGAATAGCTACACCAGATACTTCTGGACTATCAGTACCTAGCATTGCATCACTAATACCACTAATTTGCTTAATGTTAATAGCCGCTTTTTGGCTGATTCTGTCTAATCCAGTTGGTATCTGATTAGGAGGAATCTTAGATGGGGGACTAGATCCTCTATTAAACTCTAGTACGAGGCCCGTTTCTGCACCATGTTCTTCGAGATCATCTGCAGTCATCCCGTTTAAAGAGCCAGTCTCGACTATCCAACCACTATTGGCTGTGGTGTTTACAATATGTAACTCTTGAGAGGATATTTTGTTGAGTTGTTCTTGTGGCGAGATAAGATTTCGCACCATACCGAACGGACGTCCCCTTCTCCAGTAAGGAAAATAGGGTACTAGAGTAAAAGTGTCATACGGAGACCATTCATCATGCAGTACAACAAGGTCTGCAGTAGTAGTCCAACGTACTTTTTTAGTGTGTTTAGTTAAAATTTCTAATCCGAACTGATCTGCGAAGGATTCGCGCTTCTTTTTACTCCAATTATAAGGAACTTCGCGCATATCTCCGGTAACAGAGTCCACATAGAACATACATTCTTTTAATTTGTAATATTGGCGCTCGATAACACGAATTGCGCGTAATTGTCTGTTTTCTTCGGGGTTTGAGGTGTTACCTTGGTTGTATTCTACGCTTGCGGCGGTATTTCCGTACCTATTTTCCTCATATTCTATGGAATCCGTACCTAATTGTGAGCCTTGTTCGACTGTAATACGCAATTTATCCGCTTTATCTTGCCCATATTGCTCTTCTATCTCGTCTAAGGTCATCCAACGCGTTTCAAAAATCTCGTTCCACGTTCTAGGGTCATATTCTTTAGCATCTGGGTCAATAAGTATATCCAGAGGGTCTTTAGGGGTGACTCTAACTTCCCCCTGGATATGGTCATCGAAGTCTATACGTACATCAAACCAGCCTCTATCTTGAATAAGTCCATCAGAAAACACCTGGGACTCTACCCAATCGAGCTTATTGTTATCAGAAATCTGCATAAATAGCTTGGTTAGTACATCAGCTATTTCTTGTTGTCCTCTACCACGTGGTTTAAAGGCTATGTCCATTCTTCGGGTTGTTTGTTCACCAAGAACAGAATTAATAGTAGGTAAAATAGTATTTATTGTTAGAGCCGGTCGCCCTTGGTCATCTAATGCAGCCATATCGGCCGCGTCCCATTGATGTCCTCTATAGAACGCATCACATTGTTGCGCTATATCAATATAATCTTCGTGTCCATTATCACGTGCCCGTGCATAACTATTCCACTGCTCTTTAGCTAGTTCGTGTTGCTCTGCTTTAGAGAGCTTCTTTTCTTTTTTGCCGTATTCTGCCATTATGCGCTCATTGCTGTTTTCTTGTTGTCACCTTTCGCTATTTTCTGTAACCTATCTCTCCAAGACGGAATGTGCTCTTCCTGCTCAAAATAAGTAGCAAACTCTGTCATCATTAAACCGATCCATGCTAAGCATCCACTTGGTCATCATGTACCCCATTCGGGAAACGCAATAATTCTGCAACTAATGGCCCAACCCAAATAGGATCTCTAGGAAAGTATACCATGCCTTGTTGCATTCTACCTTGAATTGCTCTTGCTCTTGCTTCTTTATCTCTCCTTCCTGTTTTTAGGTCACGAAAATACGCTTCATGTAGTTTCCTCTCTCTAACTCTTTTTTCGAGGAACGGACCAAGGGCCATCTCTATATGACTCTTCTCTATACCTACAACACCTGGTTTCCAGGTCTGGTATAAGTCCAGAATTTGTTCAACTAACTCGAACCCATCCCATCGTCCTCGTACGCAGTCTACCACATATAATTTATCATATTCATCTACGCCTACAACTAATCCTACAGAGTAGTCGTTCCGTTCTCTTTGTCCAATTGCCAAATCCCACGCGCAATAGTACTTTAGCTTATGAAAATCTATATCCGCTTCATCGTAATAATTAATCATATCACGATTAAAATAATCACCCTCATCCGCAACTGGGTTCTGTTGATACAGAGCTGACCAGTCTCTAGGCCCGATCGCTTTTTGTATCTTCTCTAAAGAAGGAACGTTATATCTCTCTGGGTGTAACGCGTCCCCTTGGTCTCTATACTCCTCGTCTTGTTCCGCGATCGCAGGATATTTAACCACTTCCCATTCATCCGCACCGTCGGCCGCCGCTTGTAATAATCTACCCGCTAAATCGTCATCGTGCCATCTCGTTAAAATAACAAGTATTCCGCCTCCAGGAGCAAGACGGGTATAAGCCGTTGATGTATACCAATCCCACACTGAATCACGGCTGTATTCGGATTCGGCATCGTCCCTGTTTTTAACTGGATCGTCGATCACCAACACGTGAGCACCTTTACCTGTAATACCACCACCTACACCGGCTGCTACATAACCACCACCTTTGGTCGTTAACCATGATTCTACAGACTGAGATGTTGGATCTAGGATTGCTCCATTAAATATATTTTTATAATTAGGCTCTCTTAATTGATGTCGAACCTTTCTTGAGAAAGACATTGCTAATGATCCTGAATAGGAACAACTAATAAACTCGTGTTCTGGGTTCCTTCCTAAATGCCAGGCGGGGAACGCAACACTAGCCAAGGTCGATTTCCCATGTCGAGGGGGCATGAACAGCATCAATCTCGGCGATTCACGGTTCGCGACCGCTTCACTAAATTTTTCTAACCTTCGACAAATGTCCTTGTGTACCCAACCTGCTAGATAATTAGGATCAAACCGCTCTACAAACGGCAACATGTGTTTACGTGCAAGTACACGTTTGGCCAATTCTTGTTGTGCAGCTTCTTCTTGAGAGAGTTTCTGTTCTTCTTCTTTTGTAAGTTTTGGCTCGGGGGGATCTAAACGTTCCGCTTCTTCTGCTTTGCAGTACACACAAATACCGTCGTCGGACGGGAACAGAGTGTCAGGATGTAATGCTTTACAAACTTGGCACTCTTGCTTTTCTATTTCCATTCGCTAGGATTTACTTTTTTTAGCGCTTGTCTTTTTTTCTGTTTCTGAAGGAGTCAAAGTAAACATACCTTTATCATCTTGTTTAATTTCAGCCCTCCAAACCTTCCTTTTATTATTAGTGGCTTGCGCTTGTTGATGATATTTAGTCATCTTTTCCTCCCTTACCATTCTTTGGTATTAGGTATTGGTTATCAACTCCTGCTATTTTTAAAAGCTCGGAATCGGGTAGCTTTTCAAGTTGTTCTATTGAATCAACATTAATATTAATCTGAGTAGCATTGTCTGGTGCAAATAGACCGTGGAGCTTGCATAAAGAATCTACAACATTTTTCTCTTCAGTAGATGTTGCAGACTTACGATGCGCTTCAAGATACATAGAGGTTGCTTGGGTTTTATCAAACTTAATACTCTCTTTAAATTCATTGCGTAAATGGGTTAAGGCTTTTTGCACTACAGGCTTCTTAAAAATTTTGTACACATGTTCTGCATCAGCATACCCCGCTGCACGACCGGCAGCAGCTTTTGTCATCCCTCGCAAATGGAAAAGGATTAGGCGTTCTTCCTGTACAGATAGCTCGTTCAGTTTCACGTCCATGTACGGATAGTGAGACTGAAGCTCGGCTCGGTCTGTTTCGGAAAGTTCTATTTTCTCGAGCACTTTAGACATATTCCTAACATTATAGTGTCAATATACGTGATTTTGAAAATTTTTACCAAAAAAAGCAACCCAAAATTTTTTTTAGAAAAGTAGATAAGGCCATCGCTCACTCATGGGCCCCCTCCCGGCTGTCTGCGACACCCCTTACCCCTTTTTCCATATTGGAACCTTGTTTCATATATTCGACCCTTGGAACCTTGTCCGAAAACCCCAGTCAACTACACATCAACTACATCTCATCTACTATCATAAACACAAAGACAAAGACACACGAGCATAGCTCGTGAATAAGAGTCATAATGAAATCTATGAATGGTTCATGGATAACAACAACACACCACAGGAGGTGTAACATGAGTGATGTATATTCACTAAAGGTCAACCGAGGCTACCAAACAAAAGACTCGGACGGTAATCAAGTAACTAAGAACAGATGGGTTCAACTTGGCACAATGTCAAAGAATAACGGCAATGGTCATACAATGCATCTAGACTTACTACCACTTGTAGTCAACGGCTCAGTCGAGAAGATCCAAGTCTTCAAGATAGAGAAGAAACAGGAGAACAACGATGCAATCTAAAGTAAAACAACACTTAAGCAAGGCATCTAACATGTCCTTCACTGACATCATCAAGGGTACAACCAGGCTAACAGGTAACGCTGTTAGTCTTGGGTTCAAGACAATAGGCGCAACAGTCTACATAGCAGACAAAGCAATCAACGCTGGTCTTCAAGTAGGTAAAGCAGCTTACAACGAATCCAAGAAAGGTTACCACCAAACAGATGACTTACTATCATCATCTA